TCATCGAAGCGGAGAGTGGCGGGCGCCGGACGGCGACCAACCCCCGCTCGACGGCAACAGGGCTTGGGCAGTTCATCGAAAGCACCTGGATTTCGATGATGCAAAAGTATCATCCTGAATTGACGCGCGGGCGTTCGCGCAGCGACATCCTCGATTACCGTACGGATGCGGCGCTCAGCCGGGAGATGACGGCCAAGTACGCCGAAGAGAACGCGGCGGTGTTGCGCAACGCCGGGCTGGAGCCGACGGCTGCCAATGTCTACTTGGCCCATTTTCTCGGCCCCGGCGCCAAGAGCGGCGGCGCGGTCCAGGTGCTCCAGCACACAGATGACACTCCGCTCGAAACAGTCATCCCGTCTCGGAAGATGAACGCCAACCCGCATCTCAAAGGCCGGACGGTCGGGTGGCTGCGCAATTGGGCGTCGCAGAAGATGGGCACAGGGCTGGCGACCCGAAATGTCGAGATCGGCCCGGCGTGGCTGGCCAAGGTCGATAAGCGCATCGATGCGGCGCGGTCCAAGGCGGTCCAGGATTTGTCGTCCGCGACACGAGACCAGATCGAACGCCAGATATTGCTCGATCCGACGAGCGTGCCTGAAGAGGCGGTCATCAACAATCCACTGCTTACGACGGCCCACGGGAATGATCTGATCGAATCCTTGCGGTCGGAACTCAAAAAGACGGCCAGCCTGAACACGGCCCGGCTCAAGTTTGGGTTTGGCGAGGATGCGAGCAGCACGTTCAATCCGTACGATAGCGATGACCGCAAACAGCGCGACATGTTGTCCGTAGACCCGGATACCCTGCCTGAAATCCCGCCAAATGGCGAGGGTGCGGTAGAGCGCGAGTTGGAGTTGACGCGCCGTACCGGCATGGCAAATACCGACGTGGCGAACAGCGTCCGCCACGGGCTCAACTCCCCCGATGTTGGCGAGTTCACGTCAGCGCTTGGCATGGCGTATGAGACGCTGAATGCGTCCAGCCGGGCGTTCAACGGGCGCGACGGCTTCGGCAAAGTCCGCGACTATGTGGACGAGTACAAGGCCTTTCGCAAGGTCGGCTATTCTCACGAGAACGCGGCGCAGGCGGTGCATCAGATGCAGCACCCAGAGGGCCGGGGCAACACTACGCAATTGAAAGCGACGGCCAAGGGTATCTTGAAAGAGGCGGAATTTTCACCGGCCAACGTCGTGTCCATGGTCGCGGACGGCACGTTCAGCAATCCGGATATCGCGCTGGAAGAGGTGATGGGGCCAGGTATTGTGGCGGACTACAAGCGCATATGGGAGGAGCGCTATGTGGCGTCGGGCGGTAACAGGGCTTTTGCGGACGAGAGCACGCGTCAGCAGATGCGGAAAATGTACAGCAATAGTCCGTTGGCTGGGGATTCGCTGTTCCATTCCGATTTCGTGAAGTACCCGTTTGAGAAAATCCCGGCATATGAGCCGATCGACAACAGCTACGATGCGTACCGCAAGGATGCGGCCAAACTTGCATCGAAGGCGCTCGACCGGGAGGTGCACCCGGACAATGTCATGATCATCGCCGACCCGACGGTGACTGGCGCCGACATCATGTCCGGCGAGGATCGCCCCCGGTTCAGCATTTGGTATAAGAGCGAGGTGAATGGTTATGAGACGGCGTCGATGTTGCCGGACCACTATCGCCCAGACCCCGGCGCGCTCCAGAAAGCGTCGGCGGCGGCCAAGGTGGCCGAACGCCAGCGCCGTGAGCGTATAGAGAGCGCGCCCAACGGCATCACGGTCGGCATCAATAAGGACGGCAACGAAGTTCTGGTCAACGCGGTCACGCGCGAGGTGATGCAGGATGTTGACGGGGTGGTTACCGGCACTGGCGAACAGTATGTGCCACCAGAAACAATTCCGGTCACGCGTGGCCATCACAAGGTCAATCCGGAAACGGAGATTGTTCAGGCTCGCGGTCGCGGCCGCCGGGTGGTGACGGCGGATCATTATGAGGATTTGCGGGCGTCAAATACGGCCTATCAGGCCCGCAAAAAACGCCTGTCTAAGGAGAAGCGCACGATTGATAGCATGATCAATGATGACTTCCTGCCGGTGTCGCCGTGACCTTGGTCGGCAAAGATGGACAGCCGGTTACGGACTTTACGCGTCATCGCGAACTGGACCCGGCGCGCCTGAAAGAACCACCCGCCCCGGCGGCGCTGGAGCGCCCGGATATTGGCGATACGTTCGGCGCGGCGTTCCGGCAGGAGAATTTAGTCTGGTCGTATATCGCCAACCAAGAGCGCGGTGTCGACTTCGATCATGTGGACCCGACGTTTCAGGCGCCGTTCGAGGAGGAGATCATCAATGACCCGCGCTACGCGCCGTACTCAGACAAGTTCCTCAACATCTTCAACAGTGACGCGTGGAACGCCCGAAAAGCACAGATTGATCAAGAAACGGCGGACCGGGAGACGATGGCGAACGCGGGCTGGCAAGGTATGTTTGCCTCTGTTGTCGCGGGTACGGCGGACATCCCGACGTTAATCCCGGGCGCTGTCATTGTCAGAGGCGCGCGGGGCGGTATTTCGGTCGCGCGCACGGCTCTGGCCGCCGCCACAACTGAGGCGGGCATAGCGGCAGGCGTTGAGATGGGGCTTCACAGTACGCAGCATCTCCGCACCACTGAGGAAAGTTTGGTCAATATCGGCGCGTCTACGGTGTTCGCAGGGTTGGTCGGCGCCGGGGCGGCGAAGTATTTCGGCGGCAAGGATCGTGATCGGCTGGCCGGCCAAGTCATGGACGACCTGGATGACGCGGCGGACATGCCGAGCGTTGAGGACATGCAGGCGGCTATCATGGCCGCCCAGAACGGCGCGTCTTTGTCGGCGGCGGCGCGTGTGGCGTCTCCGGACGATTCCAAGATGGCCAATTGGGTGGCCGATAAGTTGGCCGCCGCGCAGCCTTTCCTTCCGGGCATGCGGCTCGCACGGTCTCAGAACCGGGCTACGCGCGAGATCAGCGAGAAGCTGATCGAAGGACCAGCCCGCCGGGTGACCAACCCGGGCGAGAACACAGGGGAAGGTGCATTCAGCCAAGAGCAGGCGGTTGAGACGGCGCTCAGCATATGGATCGACGGGACGGATGCGCTGCGCATGCGCGATACCGAGGCCATCTTCAAAGAGATGGACAAGGCGGGCGGCAAGATGAAGCGCCAAGAGTTCTACGATGAGGTCGGCAAGGCTATGCGTCGTAGTGATCGGCATCCGAACGACTACGTCACGCGGGCGGCAGAGCGCACCCGTAAGATGTTTGACGAGATATTCGCGGAAGGGCGTCGGGTTGGATTGTTCAAGGATGTTAAAGAGACGCCCAGGACAGCGGCCAGCTATCTTTCCAGGGTGATGGATAAAGATGCCATTGCGACACGTCCGACCGAGTGGCGTGCCATTTTGCAGCGTTATTTCGTCCAGGAGATGCGCAAACTTGAAGCGCGCGGCGGCAAGTCTTTGATCGATGACGCCGAGTTTGAGGACTTGGCGCTCGAACAGGCTGACGCTGTGACAGATCATATACTTCACGGCGATTACAGCGTTGGTCGTATGGACGATATCACCATACCGAGTGGACCGCTCAAGGGCCGTAAATTGCGCATCCGGGATGAGGAGATCGAAGGGTTTTTGATCAACGACGCCAACTTTCTGGCGTCGCGGTACGCACGTGTGGTCGGGCTGAATATTGAATTGCAACGCAAGTTCAACACCACCAGCGTCGGTAAAATTGGCGAGGCTATAGAAAACGAATATAAAAATATGCGCACCGCTATTGAGAAGTCCAATGTCAAGAACAAGAAAAAGAAGTTCAGAAAACTAGAAAAACAGTACAGGGCTGACAGACGTGATCTTGATAAAATGGTGCAACGTCTTTCAGGAACGCTCTATCTTGACCAAAATACGAGTAATCTTGGCACTGTAGCGGAAACTGCCGGGCTGTTTACTTACACGTCATTCGGCGGGCTGTTCGCGCTTTCGGCGCTGCCGGAAATGGGCAACATGGTGTTGCAGGGGCTGGTGAAGCCGTTCACACAAGACGGTATCGGCACGCTGGTGCGCAACATCCGCCATATCGGCGCCACGCGTGCTGAGTTGCAGGAGATGGGTGTCGGGGTTGAGTATCTGATCCAGAGCCGTATGTCGCATATGACCGCCACCGGCGATGTGTTGGATCGCGGTACACCGGTGCGGAATTTCGCGAATGTCGCCCGATCGATTTTCGCCAAAGCGAGTGGGCTGACCACGATCACCAATATGGGTAAGACCCTGGCCGGCATCACGATCCAGCAGAAGGTGCTCCGGCTCGCTAGTCTTGCTGCGCGCAAGAATTTCGACGCCATCCCGAAGCGCGATCAGCAGTGGATGGCGCGGCTCGGCGTCGGCCGCGAGTATGCCGGGGTGCTGGGCGAGGCGTTCGAGCAATACGGTGAGAAGCTGAGCGATGGCTTCCTCACGCCGAACACGCACATGTGGGATGCGGCGGACCCGGCGTTGCGCAATCTCAAACGGCGCTACTATCTGGCGGTGAAGAAAGCCACGGACGAGGTCATCATCACGCCCGGCGCCGGGGATACGCCGTTCCGCATGTCGCACCCAGTTGGCAAGGTGCTTACGCAGTTCATGTCGTTCATGCTGGCAGCCGGCCCACGGATTGCGATGAACGCGACAACGAGCGGCGCATATGCTCAAACGCTTGGCATGGTGACGATGACGACGCTCGGCGCGATATCGTTCGCGCTGCGCGAGGCTATCAAAGGCAATGATGTTCCGAGCAACCCGGGCACGCTGGTCGCGGAAGGCATTGACCGGTCCGGCCTCCTGGGCATGGTTTCGTACGCCAATGGCGTGCTCGAACACGGCTTCAAGCAGGACGGCATGGTGTCGTACGCCGCATCGCTGTTCCCGGGGCATGAACAGCCGGAATCGCCGACACGGTTCGCATATCAAGGCACGCAGGCAAATGCGTTCCTGGGGCCGTTTGCGGGCTATATGTCGGGCGTGGATATGTCGGTTCGCGCCATCCTGAGCGATGAATCGATGACGCCCGGAGAGCGCCGCCGCGCCATTGGCGTGCTACCGTTTAACAACTTGCCTTATTTGCACTACATTACGCGCAGTGCGGTGGGAGGGCACTGAGATGTCGTCTGACAATTTCGCCTACGAAACGGACATGATGCTGATCATCGATACCACTCTTGGTACGACGATCACCAACAACAATGTCTTTCGGCTGCCGGTCGGCGAAGCTGTCGCGGCCGCGTTTATCCAGAACGGCATTTTTGCTGAGCGGTTCGCAACTCCGAGTACAACAGAACCGGCGGATACGGCGAAAATCTGGCCTGACACCAATTCCAATCCGACGGTCTACAAATTCCATAACGGTTCATCGTGGGAAGTCGCCGACTGGTACGATATTTGGGATTTGACCGGCTCACTGTCCGGCACGGAAGTCAACGCCACAGCGACGTTTGATACCGATAATGTATTGATCCGCTCGGATGGCACGTCGCGTGATGTCCAAGCCACCGGCATCGTGGTCAGTAATGATGACGATGTCAGTGGTATTGTTGACCTGACAATCACCGGTAATTTCGCGGTCGGCGGTACGGTGGACGGCCGGGATGTTGCGGCGGACGGCACCAAACTTGATCTGATCACGGTCACTGGTGCGATCGATCTGGATACGTTTGGCAGCGTCACTTACGCTACATCCGGCTTCGCAGCCGACAATGTTGTGCTCCGGTCCGACGGCACAGTGCGCAATATGCAGGCGTCCGGTCTTACGATTGATGATTCGGATAACCTGGGCGGTGTTGCCAATCTGAGCATGTCCGGGGATTTGACGGTCACCGGCACGGTTAACGGGCGCAGTATCGGCGATGATGGTGATACACTCGATGCGCTCGATACGAATGCGGTTTTGGTCAGCAGCGCTGACGCAAGCGGGTTTTCGTTCGTACTCGACGAAGACGGATTTGATTCCAACAGCGCGACGAAACTGGCCACGCAGCAGTCGATCAAGGCCTATATCGACAGCAGTGCGGTGCTGATCACCCAGGGCGATGCGAGCGGGTTCGCGTTTGTCGTTGATGAGGATGATTTTGCGTCGAACAGCCCGACGAAGCTGCCGACACAACAGTCAGTCAAGGCCTATGTCGACGCGTTGTCGGCTGATTTGATCGGGGTGACGTTCGATACGGACGATTTGAGCAGCGCAGAATTTTTCCTCGACGAAGACAGCATGGCGTCGGACGATGCGACGAAAGTTGCATCGCAGCAATCGATCAAGGCCTATGTTGACAACGCGGTGTCTAACGCCGGGGGCGGTAACGTCAACGCGACGAACGATTTCGGCACCACACTCCAGATTATCGTATCCGACGGCATCGTAAAGAACGTCAAGGCGACCGGCGTCACGCTGGATGATAGTGATAATTTCACCATCCCCGGCGCTACGATGACGCTGGGCGCAAGTGCGGTCTACGAGTTCCAACATTCGTTGGCCACACAGAGTATTGCGCTTCACGGCGGTACGGCGGCGAGCGATGGCGCATCGATCTATCTCTATGGCGGTTCTCACGCAACCCTGCCGGGTGATTTTCTTCTGAACGATCCTGATGGCGATACGATCTTCTCGTACGATCATAGCGCCGAGACGTTCAATTTCTCTCCGGCGGGCACGTCGGCGTTCAATCTCACAGCTACAGAGGTCAGCGCGGTTGTTGATCTGACCGCAGAAGCGGCGTTGACGGTCGAAGGCGCGTTTACTTCGCTCGGCATTGACGATGACGCTACGGCGATTGCGGCGACTTTGGCTGACACGTCGTTGACGCTGGGCCAGACCGGGTCGGCGATGTCGATCTTGCGCAATGTGAACGCGCAGAGCCTTCACATCTCCGGTGGTAATGCGACGACCGCTGGCGCCAACATCTTGCTTTACGGCGGTACGAATGCGGCGGCGAACGATGTCGTGCTCGCGTCCGGCTCGGACAGTGTCTATTCTTGGGATGACAGCGCCGATCAGCATATCTGGTACGCTCCGGCCGGCACGCCGGTCATGACGCTCGATAGCGGCGGTCCGGCAGTCACGATCAGTTCGGCGCTGACGGCTACCGTTACGACAGGTGCGGAAATCCATCATGTCACGTCTGGCACGGCGGCGGCCGGGTTTGGCGTGTCGTTGAACCTGTTCCTGGAGAACGCGGCGGGCGGCGATCACGAGGCCGCGTTGATCAGCGCGCAGTGGGTCACGCCTACTGATGCGGCCGAAGATTCTCTGGTTGAACTATGGGCCTATGAGAGCGGGGCGGCTCGCCGGGCGTTGGGCCTGGACGAGGAAGGCAACGCGCGGGTTTACGGCGATACGATCGCGGTTGGCTATGACCAAGCTGGCGATGTCGATCGGAGCATTGATTTTTGGGATAACGAGAACAGCGCGTGGCGGTCGATCCGTTGGAACGATGCGAACGAAGAATTCGAGTTTGAGGATAACACCGGGACGTTCACGTCGTTCTCAAGTCTGGTCAACGACACGACGTTCGACGCTAGCGCTATCACATCTGGTACGTTCGCTGACGCACGGATCGCGGAGAGCAATGTCACGCAATACGCCACGGCCAAGGGCGAAATCGAAGGCATCAACACCCGGACATCATCTTATACATTGGCGCTGACGGATGCCGGCTATCTGGTTCGGATGAATGTGGCGTCGGCGAACAACCTCACAGTGCCGCCGAATTCGAGTGTGGCGTTTGAGACCAACACCAAGATTGATGTGGTGCAATACGGCGCCGGAACCACGACTATTGTGGCGGGCTCTGGTGTGACGATCCGTTCAGCGGACAGCGCGCTCGACATTTCCGGTCAGTACGTCACGGTGACGTTGATCAAAATTGGCACAAATGAGTGGCTGTTGGTAGGTTCTCTCGCATGACGACTGGTATTCATCCAGGGGTTTTGTCTGCTGCGGCTGGTGGCGCAGCTTATGAGACGGACGCTGTTACGTTTGACGGTTCCAATGACAGCGTTTTTAACGCAAGTGATATTTTGACAGATAGTAAGACATTTATGATGTCTTGCTGGTTTAAACGTGACGGCACCGGCCAAGAATCTCTATTCGGCACGTACTCTGGCGGTACGTTCGGTATGTATGTGTATTTTCAATCCAATAATAGGATACGCGTATTTTTGCAAGGCACAGGTGGCGCATCCGATGCTGGCGGCACCTACCAGGGAGACACTGTAATTACAGATAATGATTGGCATCACGTAATTGTTTCTTGGGATAACTCAATATCTCGTCGACAAATATATTTAGACGGTGCCGCTGAAACATTGACGCAAAATGGATGGGCGCAGACCAACGCTAACAACGGGTATCACCCTCCCGAGGTGGGGGATAACAGTACCTATGGTAAATTCGACGGTGATATGGCTGATTTTTGGCTGACCGTTGGCGAATCTGTAGACCTTTCTGTTGCTGCTAATCTAGAAGCGTTCCGGTCTTCGGACGGCAAACCTGTAGACCTCGGCTCTGACGGTAGCGATGCCACGGGTACCCAGCCTGACATATTCCTAAAGGTTACTCCTGGCGATGCAGCTTCGACGTTTGCTAACAATCTCGGGTCCGGGTCAAATTTCACAGTGCAAGGCTCTCTCGACCTTGCGTCAACCAGCCCGTCGGATTGATCTATGGCGTCGGACCATAAACAGTATGTCAGCGACGTCACGGCGATTGCATCGGCTATCACGGTGGACTGGATCGATCCGTCTAAGCCGCATTGTTTTGCCGGGCTCCAGTTTTTCAGTGACGCCGCAGGCGAGACGCCGGTCGTGCCGACGGCCGGCTCTGTCGCAGTCGCGGTGGTGACGGTCAATTCCTACCCGAATAGCGACAGCATCGAAGATTCGCCGATTGATATCTCTGGCGCCGAGTTCACGGTTTCGTGGGATGCGAACACTAAGAGCGTCACATTTACGCCGACCAGCATTTCGGGTAACTCTGTAGCATATTGGAGGGCCAGAGTTACCGCGACGAGGACGTGATGGGGCTTAAGCGAGCATACTGCTGTAGTGATAGCAGTTCTGATTCGAGCGGCGGCGATTTCACACCAGACGACCTGGACGGTGTCGTCATTGACGATACCGATGGCAGCATTGTCATTGACGATGCGACAGGCAACATCGTCTTCAACGATTCGGAGGCCTGATGTCCTATCACAGCACCATGACCGGTATTGCGATGCATGCGCCGTTCATGTGGACGTTCGCAGACGAGAGTGCCCGTACGAACGCGACAAATCCCAACACCAGCGAAGCGTATCAGACCAGCCAGTTGTATAATTTTGCGCTCCAGTCTGATGACAATTCGGTGTGGATGCTTACGGCGACGACGCCAAGTTGGGAGGAGATTTCCGCGTTCTCGGCGGTGGGCGACGGCACGATTTACACGGCTGACGGCACTTTGACCGGTCTTCGCACGGTGCAAGGGTTCGATGGTGCTGATCTGATCTTCGAGCATTTCGATACGGAAGACGATTTGTTCAACACTCGGGGCCAGTGGTCGTTGGCGGACACCGGGTGGTCTGTCCAGATTTCGGCAGGCGATGGGAGTGGTTCGGCGACATCTTTTCAGTCGATCAGCATCACTTCGTCGCAAGGCATCAAGATCACCGACACTACGAACAGTCTCGGGTTGGTATACGCGGCTGATTATAGTGCTAATTTTACAGCCCGTTCTGTCCCCGATGTGGATTATGTGAATGAAGCTGATCTGGCAGCCACGTCTTCTCGCACGATCCAGGTGCAGAACGACGGTATCTTCATCATCGAGAGTGTTGAAGACCAAGGTGACGCGGTCGGCGATGATCGGTTCCAGTTGAAGTTGAATGATAGCGGTGTGTCGGCGATCTGGCACATCGAAGAGGACGGGGTCGGCGCCCAAACATACGCCGGGCTGATATTCGCGTCTGACCACGAAATCAGCATTATCGACAGCATCAACAGTAAGGGCCTGAAATACAGCGGCAATTACCACGATAATTTCGAAGATCGCTCACTTCCTGACGTGGATTGGGTTCGCCAGAACGTGTTTCCGCGTTGGGATGCCGGCGGGGACGAGACCCTGACGTTGTCCGGCATGTCGAATAGCGATTTTGACGGCGACTATGAAGAGATGACGAACTACGGCACGACCGGCGCGTCATCTCAGTTTGAGTTTGGCAGCACTTATAAATCTTACTGGCGTTATGACGGTACCAGCACGTGGTATGTGGTGCTGTACAGCACTTCACAAAATCAGTGGGAGGCGATTGACAGCATCACCGACCCGGAGACCTGGGTGGACGACGAGGATTTGGCCAGCTTAGTTTCCAACACTGAGTTCTTCACGGCGAACAGCGATACTGACGACGGCTATAACATCCCTGACGCCGCCGATAGCAATGTCAGCTACGATGCCAAGGCTGACATGTACATTGATACCGACCTGTTCCTTAGCGGGCAGGTGCTTCGGTTCTATCACGGCTCGGCATCCAGCGCGTCACCGACAGAACTGTTTTCCCTCCATGGTGACGAAGGTGGGTCAGAAAGCAACCCCCAAGTCCAATTTCATGCCGGTGTCAATTTCGCAAACGAAATTTTCCTCAACATGGGGAAAGGCACTAATATAAAATTCAACGACGGCACCAAAGCGACCGACATCTTTGAGATGTTGACCGTGCTTAACGGCTCCGGCGTGGTTCAATACATGGCTTTTGACAGCCATGTACAGGAATTCAACTGGTTGCAAATGGGCAATCAGAATTGGTATTTGAGTGACAGCACGACAAATCGCACGTGGACGATTTGGGACGGCGACGAGGACAATTCACCTAACGAGGTGATGTCGATCGATAACGACGTTGTTACTAATTTCAAAGCGCTGGTCATGGACGAAGCGCATTTGCGGTTCACGTGCCGAACTACAACTGCCGATCAGTGGCGGATGCGCACAGATGGCGACGATTTATATCTATTTTATTACGATGACAGCGAGAGTAGCAGCACGGACGTGGCCGCACTGAGCGTGGCCAATCTAGCGCTTGAATTCCCGTCCGACTTTGGCGTTCAGTTCGACCACGTCGGAGGCGCGTCGAACGGCTATTGGAAGTTCGATCACAACGGCACGAATGACTATCTCGAACTGATCCACAACGACGGCACCACGTCCACAATCTATCTGGAGATTGACGACGACACGTTGGCCGCCAATTTCCATGGCGATGTGACGGCGGACAGCTTCGATCTGCATCCGTACCAAATCTCTAAAGCGTCAGCTACGTCTGGTGTGGTGATTGCGCTTGACGATGGCTCTACGGTGCCGAGCGAAGTGCAGTTGGTGCTCGACCAGATCGATGTGGCGAACGCGTCGATCTACACATTGGCATCTAACAGCATCACCATGCTGAAGGGTGGCACGTTCCAGATCACGATCGGGCTGCTGATCGACGAAACCAATACTTCTGGCGGCACGCGCGGCCGTGTCAGTTGCTACATGAAGATCGACGGTACCCAGGTCAGCCAGTCAATCGGCGCCACTTATATGCGCGAGGCGACACCGGGCACCGGCATCGATGTCACGTTCATCACGGCGTTGGCGGCGGATGATGTTTTGACGTTCTGGGCGTTGATGGAAGCGGAGACGGCAAACGACCCGCCGAACTGTGAGCAAGGCGAAACGCACGTTTCCATGATCCAGGTCGGCCCGTAGGCCTTGCATTGGCCGGCCTGATGATTGATACATAGCTGCGGCATTCTGCCGTTTTGCATTTTGAAAAGGAGAGAAACGTGAGCGATGAAGTCAACGGCGCACCGAAGCCCGAAACCGGCCCTGGCCCCAACTCCCATCTTCTCGGCAATTTCAATATTGTCAATCAAGCGGTCCGCGACAATCAGGTCCATGCGATCATTGGCGTTGCGGTGCTCAAGAACGGCACGATGATCGACCTGTTCGGCACGTCCGGCGAGTTGATGATGGAGTACGCGGCGATGTGCCGTGTCGAGAACCTTCGCGATAACATGAAGTCGATCCAGGAGAGCCGGCTCCAGGAGAACGCCCGGCGTCAGCGCGCTGCACGGCAGGCGGAAGCCGTCACGTTTCCCAAAGAGCCGCCTGCGCCGCCGGAACAGGCGCCTGCGAAACCGAAGCAGCGGAGCAAAAAGCCTAAGGCCGGGGGTTCTCCACAATAATCACCTCGCAAATCTCGTCACGCACCGCGTTGGCTGTGCGGATTTGACGTATTGTTTCGAGGGTGTCCGAGACATCCGGGCGCCCGCTCTCATAGGTGTAGGTGATTGTCTCGGTCTGGGTGCAGTAGAGCCGCTTGGCGACCATGGCGTCGATTGCAGAATCGACCGGGCCGCCAGCACACCCAACCAATGTCAACATTACGCCGGACAATACTAAAGTCTTCATGGCTCTCTCCGTGAGTGACGTTGTCACTTTGCGCCCGAATTGTTATCTAAATACGGAGAAAATCACAATGTTACAGATCAACGGCGACCACCTATACCAGAACGACGAGCGGGTTCAGTTCATCGAATCGCCGCATGCGAGTTCGGGTTTCACGCCCGAAGGCATCATCCTTCACGATACCGCCGGACGGATCGGGCCGGCCACAGCCACGTTGAACTGGTTTGCCAACCCGGCCGCCAAGGCCTCCGCGCATTTCACGGTGGATCGACAGGGTGGTATTGGCCAGTCGGTCATGCTCAACAAAGCGGCGTGGCACGCCGGGCGGTCGAAGTACAAGGGCCGGTCGGGCTGTAACAACTTCACGTTCGGGATTGAGATGGTCAACCCGGGTAAGATGGCGCGCGTACCGGCTTCCCCTGGCGCCGGCAAAGCGTGGTTCGGCGAGATTTTTTACACTGGCGGAGAGCACATTACGCGGCAAGACATAAAACATGTATCTACACCTGAACATGGCGATGCTATGTGGATGGACTACCCATCTATTCAGGTGGAAGCAGTTGTTAACCTTTGCCGCGTATTGGTCGAGACGTACAAGCTAAAGTTTATCACGACGCATTGGTTTGTGTCGCCGGGCCGCAAGGTCGATCCGAACCCGCTGTTCCCGCTTGAGCAAGTGCGAAGTCAGGTGTTCGGGCGCGGCGATAAGACGGAACCGCCGCAGTTTGGCGACGGTGAGTGTATCGTAAATGCCGGTGTGCGCCGGTGGCCATCACGGGAATCCGCTTTGGAAACAACGATCAAAGACGGTACTCGTGTCGACGTGGTCCGGAGCGGCTATTACGAGAGCCCAGGGGTTGGGCGAGAGCAGTGGCATCTTTGCCGGATGCCCGATGGTCGGAGCGGCTGGATTTACGCCGCTCTGATCGACCTGGACTGATCGAAAGGAGCACAGCATGGATCAGGCACAGATTACGAAGTGGCTTGGGTCGTCCAAGACGATCTGGGGTATGATCATCACCGTCGCGTCTACGGCAGGGCCGGTACTCGGCCCGCTGTTCGGGTATGATGGCGTGAACCCCGCAGACATCCAAGAGGTTGGCTCGACCGTATGGGAGATGGTCAGCGCCGTCGGTCTTGGTGTTGGCACCCTTCTCACAATCTACGGTCGTATGACCGCAAAAGGGCCTGCAACGATCCTCCCGGCCTGACGACCATGGCGCCGTCTTAAGGGGTTGAGGCGGCGCCAATCCATTCGGGGACGCTAATGGACAATCTTGCATTCGTCAGTCAATTCGGGACTTGGCTATTCGGCCAGCCGACGATCATCATAATTTTGATCTTGGTCAATGTTATCCAGTACCGGGAGCGCATGAAGCTGCTCAACAATGTCATGGAGACGTCTAAATATCTCAGTACGGTTGACCGCGCTATGAACGATCTTCTGTACATCCTGCGGGAAAAATCCAAGTGACATGGGTGCTTACCATACTGCGCGCCATCGGTGCGCTGTTTGGTTACGCGCAAGCCCGCGAGGAAAACAAGCGCCTGGACGCCGCCCGCCGGGCTGGTGCTGACGAAGCTGCACGCCAGGGGTCGGAAGAGGTTGACCAAGTGTTACTTGACGCGGAGCGTGCCAAGGGGCAAATCTCTCATACAGAAGCCGACATAGTTAACGATCCACGCAATCGTGCTCGGTCTTCCTGAGAGGAGGCGCCTATGAGTTTGAGAAGTTTTCTAGGTTTTGGCCAATCTGCCGCTGAGAAGCGTGCGCAGACATCTATTCGGGCCGTAGGCGAGAACCTGTCACGCACGCAGATCGCCGTAGCCGCAGAAAAAGATCGCCTTGTGCAAGAGCGGCAGCGGCGCGAAACCAGTACTGTTGTCAAACCCTTCCTTGATAAAGCGCTCGCCCGGCAGGCTTGACATTTCTGCCTCGGCGGGCGATGTATTTAGAGCATCTGGATGGACCTCTTGATGCAGTGACACTATGCGTTTTCTCTCCGGAAAATCGTCACAATGACGAGCCCGCCGCCCTTACCCGGTCCGGCGGGCTCGTTTATTTTGCAATCTTTTTCGCCATTCGGTATCCTGCGCGCATCGTAGCTGAGCGAGGAACGTCATGGTCAACGTATGGGTCACGGAATATCGCGGAGTTGGCGAAGGCAATCTAGGCCAGTTGATTCCGGCGAAGGTCTGGCCGGCCATCAAGACCACGTTCCTGAATTTCACCGGTGAAGACAGTTCAATCACCCTGGATGCCGCGACGAAGATCGTGCGTATCTATGCGGATGCGATTGTCTACGTGGATATCGATGCCACGGCGGACAATGAATCCGAACCTATCCCGGCGACCACGCCGACGGACCGGACCGTTGGTCGCGTCAACTCCGACAGCGTTCTCCATATCAGCGACGGATCGTAGCCGTGTCTGAACTCAACGAGGAACTCCAGATCGAAGTCCTGGGGCTTCTCAACGACGCCAGCGGCAGTACACATCCGGCGCCGTCCGCCTGGACGCCAGCCGACGATAACGGCATTGTGGATTGGTGGAACATGGATGCGGGCCTCGGCGGTTCTGCCGTCAGCCGCGATACCTGGACCAGTCAGGCTGGCCAATTGTCAGTGTTCACCGCTCCCGGCGGCAGCCCGGACAGCAACAGTCAGACGCTCAACGGCGAAGCGGTGCTGCACTTCCAATCCGGCAGCCTGGAATATTACGAAATCGAGGATCATGAACTGTTCGGTCTCGCCCAAAAAGGTGTGATCGTCATGGTCGCGCGGCCGAATACGCCGGACCAGACCAACGAAAGCATGCTGGAATGGAACTTTGACGCCACAACATCGAACGGATTTCGGTTCCGTGCCGGCGATAGCGATCAGTTCTTCGGCGATCTTGATCAAGTCCTGAGCGACAGCAGCGATCTGTCCGACACTGATATCTCGGCCACATGGGCGGTGATCTCGATAGAGTACAACGCTGCTGATGACACGCTCAAACTCTACTACGACGGCACAGAAGTGGCGAGCGAAGGCTACACAGTCCTGCTTGGCGGCACCGGCACACTGCGGATCGCGCGCACGGCCGATAACAGCCACATTCTGTCCATGCAATTGTACGGTATGTCGATCACAAAGAGCCCCGGCCTGCGTGAACTGCACGAAGGTTATTGGGCATGGGACGCGCAAGGGGACACGGCGGACAAAGATTTCGTCGCCGCGCTCCCCGCCGATCACCCGTACAAATCAGCCGCGCCGACACTGTAGTTGCAGTACGTACGCCTGAATTTCACGGGATGTCTCTTCGCATTTACGCCTTGCCTGCCGCGCTTTTTCCAACGTCGCTTGCACCTCTGGCGTTTCCGGCATCGTAGACGACGGCCTGGGCGGCGCTGACGATATATTGCCAATTGGCTTTGTCATTGACGCCTCCTGAGATGATCCGTGCGAAGTAGTGTGCAACAATGTCCAGGGCCTCGGCCTCCAACGGCGCGATCTCGGCGCCGCCCCGGGCACGGTGCATCAGGATTTTGATCTCCTGGGCGATTTCAGCAATCGCCTGGAACGCAGTCGCCTTCGCATCGGCTTCCGCGTTGTCCATGGCCAGTTGTGCGTAGTCGGCAATGTCTTTCCATTGCTCGACACCACCACCGTTGTTGACGATGCGGCTCAGGGCCAGACAGATCATGTCGCACGCCTCGCGTGCGGTGTAGGGCCAGGACGTGTCGACGAACTGCCACACCATCGATTTGAGACGTTGCGATGTCTCCGCGTTCTGCGTGAAATTGATCGGTCCGTTTTCGATCATGGCCAGTGATTGCGCATCGGCGGCTGCCGCCACGACAGCGCCAAGCTGGGCGGTGTTGCCCTTCACCGGCACTGTCTTAAGCTGCTTTTTCTTCGGCTCTTCTACCATTCCTCTTCTCTCCTTTCCTGTCACAGGGGTCAAATAACTTCCACACCGTCCCGGGTCCAACGCTTGTCGCCGATGCCCCGGGCCGCTTTGGCCAGTTCCGACTTCAGGTCGGCGCCAGAAAGCGAGCCACGCGCGACAACGTTCTGCCAATGTTCGACGCTGCGCAGTGCTCGTATCTCCTCTACGCCTCTCCCACCAACTCGCGAGCGAAACCCATTCCTGTGGTCTCTCAAACGGGGCAGCCCACTCCATAGTTTGTCCACCAGCCGCCGCTGCGTATTGTTGGTCATGGTATTCTCCAAGCGCTCGCATCGTTCTGCCGCCTCCCAAAGGTCAAATAGTGTGTTCCGTGTCACCAGTTCACCGATCGATGATTCGACGATCGTGTTCGCAATGATGTCGCCCGGCGCCGCCGACCGCACAATCATATCCGCCTTAGCTTCGGTCTCCGGCGGCATGGAGTGATTGAAGCCCGACACGTCGCGCTCCATTAGGAACTCGTGAATGCCCGCCGCGAAGCCTGCGCCGTTGTGCAGGTAGGTGTTCCACAGGCGGGTGTAATAGTCGTTGTCCTGACGTTGCGTAGGGTTGGCGAAGATCGCCAGCCGTCGCTCGCCCTTAGGCAAGCTGAACGCATCGACGTGGTTCGAGAACACCAGCAGGTTGAACCAAATCTTCTCCTGCCGCTTGGCCCCGAACTTGGTGTTGATGTGCATTTCTGTGACGCGCGGGTCGATCAATGTCTTGATCCGCTCATAGGCCTTGTAATGCGTGATGTCGCCGCCGTCGTGCGCCTCCTCGATCACCACCAGTTGCGAGCCTGACGCCCAATCGTTGTAGCCTGCCGACGGTCCGTGGCCGGTCAGGTCTCCGATGTCCACCGACTTGACGTTGTTCGGCGTCCACACGGCGCGCAGCACGTCGCCCAGCCATGATCGGCCGATGCCGAACGTGTCCTCAGCGATCATCACCACGCCGTAGGAGCGCATGCGCGGGTGTTGCAGCTTGAATGCCAGCCAATCTAGGAACGTCATGCAGTCGTTACCGTTCGGCAACAGGAACTCCATGTGCTCCAGGAACACGTCCAGGTTGGCAGGCTTGGCGTCGTGGACAGCCGGCCGGTAGGTGTTGATCACCTGCTCGCCAGCATGGTCGGTCAGGATACCGGCGTACTGCGGCTCGGCGGTGGTGTACGGGATGACGTCATAGCGCCGGACTTTGATTGTGTCCGGCTCCTCCATGAACGCCGTCTTCGCCATCACGTGGCGTTTCTTGTCCTTCGGCGTCGGCATGTGCACACGCACGTGCGCGAACATGTCGCTGAACTCTTCCAGGGAGCAGTCGTACAGGCCGCCCCGGGCGAGGCTGTCCAGGTTGCAAATCCGTCGGCCGTCCTGCACGTACACATAACTGTGTTGCAGGAACGGCAGCGGGTCGAACCGGCGCGCGAACGGCCCGCCGTGATCGCTGACCCACTCCAGGAAGTCGAAATCCTGACAGTGGTCGTGGAAGCATTTGAAGCCCCGCGTGAACTTCCAATCTCCGGCACCCGTCCCCAGGGGCGAGTAGCGCGCCGTGTCGTCGCCCGTCGTGTGAGCATCACAGTTCGGGCAGCGGATGATCAGCCACTCACCGTCGGTGTCGAGCACCATCTCGCGGTCGTACAGCCAATCCACCACCGGGTCGTTGACTTCCAACTCAGGGATGACGGCGGCGGGCGCTCTGGACTTCGTTGCGCGCGGCTTGACGGCACCGATCTGCACCTGGAACGCCGCTGCGATATCGTCTACCGTGTCGAACACGATTTCCGGTGCCCATGTGCACAGTCGGGCGCTGAAATTGTTCTTCCCCGGCTTGGTGTTGACTGAGCCGGGGAACCGCATCAGCCGGTTGAACCCCTTCGCACCTTTGTCCGTGAACTGCGCGTCGGCCATCGCGTCCATCAGCGCGGAGAACCGCTCCAGTTCCTCGGTCGGCTCCAGGAGGTAGCCCCATTGGAAATTGCCGGGCGAGGTCTCCAGTATCCAGGACGGGGGCGTGCCGATCTCCGGTCCCTTCACGAGCGTGTTGGTCTTGCTGTCGTATTTGCAGAACTGGCCGTCTTCGTTGATATCGTCCAGGACCATGCAGTAGACCGCGTGGCAGTCCTCGCCCCGGCGACGGAAGGCCATGTTGCCGCGCTCGTCCAGCACTTTCGGATCGGGTGCGGTGACGGTGGCGATGTTGAAATAGAGCGCCGACCGGGCCTGTTTGAATTTCCGATCAAATTTTTGTGAAGGGAAGGGAATGTTAGAGAAACCCTTGCCAAATTGCGCGGCAGTCAGAACAGATTCGCCCTCGGGAACCCCCTCGAAAACAGTGTTGAGGAAACCATGGGCGTCCACCGTCATGCGCCATCGTCCTGAGAATTCGCGATCTGGCGTTCGATGATCTCAAGCTCTGAAACCAACGCGTACCCCTTAGCGATAGCCTGCGCCGTCGGCACCCAGTCGTCGGTTTTGATAGCTCCGGGCCGTAAACAAATACACTTGCTGAACCCTTGCCAAGTCTTATGGCACAGCAACGCCGTGCCTTCGCCGACACGGTCCTGGATATACCAGCCTTCAGGGAACCCCTCTTTGATCAGCCTGTCTTTGCTGGTGTCGATCATTTGCGATACCTCGTACCGGTCCAGATGTCGCAGTTCAGCGGGAAACCCTCGGCCCAATCCGGGCCGTTTTTCATCGCCCAACGCATGTGCTTCTCGCAATCAGCCGCATCGTTTTCGTCCACCTCGCAGAGTATCTCGTCATGGGTGTGCCCAACAATGGGCCAGTCATAGTCTTCCATCCGGTGCATGGCATAGAGCAGGAGTTCAGCGCAGATGGCCTGATCACAGTTCTCGGACAGCAGCCCGCCATAGAGGTTGACGCGCGGCCACTCCGGGTCGTCCTGACCGGGGGTCCAGTTGGCCTTGATACAGGTTAACGTTTCCCTGTTATCCAACCGGGGTTGCGGGTACGCCAGGGTTTTGCCGGACGGCAAGATGCACCACAGCACATCCCACTCCTCGTCGAGCACATAGGACAGCCGCTTGAAGGTGAAGATTTCGCCAGGGTGCTTCATGGCAGCCCGGGCCGTCCCCTCCAGACCGTACCATAGCTTCGGCGCCCACGGGTTGGCGGCCCGCCAGCTTTTCTTGATCTTCTCGGCGAACGGCACCTCGACGACGATGTCATAGTTCAGCGCCATCGATATGAATGCCCCGGCACCGCCGCCGAACCCCATGGACAGTGTGGCCACCTTGCCGATCTGTCTGTCATCTGTGCGCAGGCGGGCAGCCTCGCGCTCATAGGCGTCCGGCAGGTCAGGGTTGTCAAAACTCTCCCGGTACTCGTCCAGGATGTGGCCGGCCTTGGCCAGCCACGGCAGCCCGATCGCCTCGACGGACGAGAAGTCTCCGCACACAAACACCTTGCCTTCCGGCGCGATGATCGCGGGGCGCAGCATGGAGGCGAGCGTGTCCATGACACCATGGACCAGATCGCCGGCGATGATCTGCTCACGGACCGCCTCGGGGTCTTTAGCGCAATCGCGGGTGAAGTTATGGACCTGGAGCCCGACGGAGGAGAACCGGCCTGTCTGGACCGCCCCGTTGCAGATGTAAGCACCGCGCACACGGATGTCGTCCAGGTCGGCGCGCATGCACATGGCGGTGAATTTGGATGTGGACGCCCGCCCGGCTTCGTCCAGCAGTTCAATGATTGGAGTGATGTGCGGGTTGAATTCGTGCTCAGATGCCAGGATGTTTTTGCGCGCCGTCTTGTCCAAGGTGATTTTCTTGGTGGTCTCCCCGGTTTTGCGGTCGGTCTTATACCGCGTCATCATTTTGCGCAGTTCATCGTCCGCCTTCATGTACGGCTCGAAATATTCTTTCACGCGTTTGAACTGGCGGGGGCGGGTGATTTTGCCGTCGGTCAGCCGGGACAATTCCTGCCCGATCTCGTCCGTCTCTTCCTTGGCGTATTCTGCGGCGGCGGCGGCCAGTTCAAAGTCCACCATCAGGCCGCGATCGTTAATCCGCTCGGCCATGACATAGTCAGCGAACTCCTCGTCGGTGAGCGGCGGTGACATCAGCGCGGCGGCACGCTCGACTTCCACGTCCTGTTCGCAATAGTCGTATAGCTGATTGAGGAGTCCGGGGTCGCGGTTGAACACACCGTTCTCGAAATCGATCTTGCCGTCACGCCAGGGGATGCACAGCTTGCGGATCAACTGCTTGCCCGCGAGTGATTTTTGGGTGTTCAACTTGAGCGCCCGGCCAAGGTTCTCCAACCCGCCCGGTAGCGCCCGGCGCCGGGCCTGGGTGGCCGTGCAGTAGAAGGCCTCCAACGGCGGCTCCGGCACGTCGTAATCGACGCAGAACACGAACCACGCGATCAGCCGTTCAAACGCAGCGTTGTGTGCGTAGATGGTGCGCGGGTCACCGCGCTCGAACACCTCAATAATCGGCTCTGGCACCGGGTCACCCGGCAGCCATATCTGTGCCGGGTCTTCGTCGATGGCCCAGCCGGCACAGTGAATGCCGGTGCTCGGGTCTTTGGCGTAGTTGTAGACGCCTTGTTTCAGCAGATCGACACGGCTGAACGTCTCCCAATCCAGATGTAAAATCACACGTCCCTCCCCGAAAAATCAAAAGAAAAATCGGCCCCGGAGATTGAACCGCCAAGGGTCTCCGGGGCCTAGCCGCAGGGGGCGTGCTGGCTACCGCCCGCGCCTGCGACGTCTGCGGACCGGGGCCTCGTCTTCAGCAGGCTCGGCCTCGGCTTTCGGTTCGTCCGGCTCGAACGGAGGATCATCATCCGATGCTTCCGGCTCGGGGGCGGCGGCCTTGGCGCCGCCGCGACGACGTGTCCGCGTCTGCGGCTTCTCGTCTTCAGCAGGCTTGGGGTCGGCCGCCCGGCGGCGGCGCGACTTCGGCTTCTCTTCGTCCGGCTCTTGCTCGTCTGGAGCGGTGTTGATGTCCAGCCAATACTGGATATTCAACTCGGGTGTGTAGATTTTGCCGTACTTTTTGTGGCGATAGCTGTCGTTGCCAAGTGCGACGACCGGCACCGTGGATTCGCCTTCGTCGATGCGGGTGATGATTGCGTCAATCAGCCGGTTCAGTTCGCGGACGCCGGACTTGGAGTTGACCTTGTAGACCACCGCCACGCCGACATCTTCTTCCTCGCTGCTTTTGACGCACTGCATCTGCACTGCCAACTGGTCAGTCCAGGTGCCGAGTTCCTGACGCGGCATCTCACTGATGAACGGAATGTCTTCACCAGCTTCGAACATCTCTTCAGCGAGCGGCCCGCCGCCCCGGTCTTTATCGTCGTCCGGCCAGCACACATAACCTTGCTGGAGAGACGCCGGGTTGACCGCCCAAAGACTGTCATCTTCAGGGACCACCTCCTCTGCGCCGTAAGACCAGATACCGTCCTTAGCCATCTTCAGATAGATCGATCCGTCCTCAGAACGAGGACGGGTCTTTTTGAACCTCTGCAAACGGCTCTGCAATGAACTCGGGGCCAGAGCGGAGCCTGCAAACGGGGTCACATCATTCATTTTCAATACCTCTTATCTTGTCCAGTTTCGTTTTCGTGTCTCCCACCGCCGGCCGTTTGTCGTCTTCCGGCGCCAGGGTCGTGCCCGAAGACTTGGCTTCAACCAATGCTTCGAACTTTTTGGTGCGGATGGTCTTCGCACGTTTCGACAGATCAGCCGGGAACAGCAGCTTCTCTGCTTGCGGGGCGCTGATCAGCACAGGAGGAAAAATTTCCTCTTTGCTGAACCGGCATCCCTTCAAGAATTTCTCGGCCTCCCCCTCGTCGGTCCATTTCCGCTGGGCTCGTTTGGCCACCAACTTGTAGCCGGGGATTGGAATGCCGCGCTCCAACTCTTCGTGCGCCGTCTTTTTGACGGCCTTGGCCCACGCTTCCATCTCCTCTGCGAGCGGCAGGAGTTCGGCCAGATCAGTGCCTTCGACGAATTCGTTGGTGCCGGGTGCGGCGTCCGCCTTTTTGCGCAACTGCTGGACACGTTTCACTTTGTTGATCTTGACCGGGCAACGCGCTTTGGCCGGGCAGAAGGTGCAGTGTTCGCCATCGCTGAGCGCAGATGCCTGATGCCTGATGTTCCAAGCGTCTTCCAGGTCATTCTCAAACTGGTCAACGTCCTCGTGCGTGAACTCCCACACCTGGGCTTCGTCAGGATCGATGCCCGGCTGGATGATCGCACCCTTGAACGGCAAACCCTCCTGGATCATCTCCGGATGCGTGAACCGGGCGGCCGACGCGATGAACAGCAACTGTTTGTTGTCCTTGGCGAACACCTGGATACCGCGACCGAACTTCCAATCGCATATAGCGTTGTATTCATCGTCATAACCGAGGATGTCGGCGGTGCCAAAACTCTCCGGCACAACGTCCGGGGGCAGGTGCACCGTCTGTTCGACCATGAAGTTCAGGTCTTCGCTGAACGTCTCGTCGAACATGTTAAGGGCCGGCACGATCATCTCTTCATAGAGCGCCTTGGTCACCGTGCCCCATTCGGTCTCCATACCGATGACATCCGCCTCGTTCTCAACCTCGTCACGCATGATCGCCTCCATGGCGGCGTGCAGCATCGATCCTTCGTCGGCGTAGTCGCTCGACTTGTTCGGCATGCCTTCTGAGAGGTGGGCGCTGTGGGGGCAGGCGATGACACGGCCTGCATTGGAACTGCCAACGGTTTTGCTGTGTGCGGTCACGTTTCTCTCCTCTGTTTTCGCGGATAGCCGCGCAAATCTGCGGGACTTGAGAGTTATTATGGGTTGATTTGCGCGGCTGTCAAGAACTAAAAGTTAAATCATTTAACCAGATTTAGTTCACAGCGTGGGCAGAACCACAAGCTGTAGTGGTGGCGGATTAGGGGTGTCGCTTGTGGTCCAGCGGATCGGGATGTCCATGAATTTTTCAACCCTGCCGCTCGGCGTGTTCCACACCATGTACGAGGCGCTGAGCGCATGATGGAAATCATCCATAAGCCGTTCCGGGATCAGCCAACACATGTCGTAACGATGCATGTTGTGGTAAAATGCGCGCTCCCGTTGTTCGTGAGCGCTCAACACCCAATCGAAATCCGGCTTGGCGTGCAGGTCAATCCAACCCATGCTTCAAACTCCTGATTCTGTCGGCGCCGGAATAGCTGTAACGTTCGGCAACCAATGCCGCCTCCTCCAGTTTCTTGTTGATCAGATCGTCAATCTGAGCGGCCAGGGTGCGGGTGTCGGATGCGAGAAGGTGGCCCCAATAGGAAGCCACATCCCACGCGTCATCGCTGTGTATTTTCATCAGCACGCGCAGCTAAAGTGGGTCGGGGCGTCGGCAGCCCGGACTACTTGTCCAGTCACGACCTCGTAATGTTTCCAAAACTCGGCCGGGATATCGCCATGCACGTCGACGTCCCCGAATACGACATAGTCCACGCCTTCGCCAACTGCGTTAGCAACCGCCGACATCATTGTGTGATAGTCGACATCGTGATCGGCAGCGAAGTCCTTAAGCCACCCTTCGGATGATGCAGTGCCGTTGCCGGTCCACCCTTCGACTGAGATGTCGCGGTAAGCGCCGCCTTCCTTGTCGGGAAACTTCGGGTGGTTCCAGACGTGCCGAAGCGCTGTAATCTCGCGCGGCTTCATCAGCATCCAACATCTGGCGCCCTCGTGGATTACCGCTCCGCTGATGAACGGATCGATGATGCCGTCCGCCTCGCTGGCAGTGCAGGTACGAGCAATTCCGCTATCGTCGACCTTGACCCAGCCCGCCGGGATAAGCATGTGGCCGGCGGTAACCTGGATCACTGCAACATGCACCGCATCGCGGGGCTCGGCCTGCTCGTGGATGGTGCCCAGGGTTTCAAGTGCGTCTCGTGTCATGTGTTCTCTCCTTTCAATCGTTGGGTACAGCTTCGATGTAGCCGCCTTTGTCAGATTTGGTGTTCATATCCCATGTCTCGATCTCGGGTTCGTGCGGCCAGTCGCCATCCTTCACCTTCTGGATAGCTTCCTCGTCACTCTCTGCGGCGATGACAATGGTGGCGCTGCCTTCAATAGCAAAGCTAACGATGAATTCACGCTCGCTCATTTCGGCCCTCCTAACAGTTTGATCTTGGTGTTGTCCTCCAACGGGAGAGCGTCAGGGTGTTCATGCGTGCACAGCCGGCCCAGTTTGTCGCGGCACAACACGCCATCCCATGACAGATAGTCTAGCCGGATCACGCCCCGGGATGTCGAGCCGTCCGCCATCAATCGGATAAAGCCGGAGCCCAGCTTGGCGAACAACTGGTGGTTGCGGGTGTAAAGTGGCACCTGCTTGTACAGCCCCCGGTCCACGAGGACGGCCGCTTCGGCCTCGACCTCCTGAAAGAAACTCATTGGCCATCTTCCGGAGGCAGGACTTCGATAGAGACAGTCGCACCGATCACTTCGGCCAACGCCGTCTCGGCCGCTTCGATGTTGACCTCCGGCACGGACGCGTCGATCTCCGGCACTTTGATCGTGGCTTTGAGTTGTGGCCGGGTGAACAGGCTTTTGGGCAGGGATACCGAACAGTGCATGGCACGACTGTGCGGCCCCATCGTAGGCAAGTTCTTTGTCGTGCGCGGGGTGTTACCGTCGCTGTCGAAAGCCAGCCAGAATTTGTAAGTGATGGTGTCGCTCATGTCTTCTCTCCTTTCCACCAACCGGGCTTGCGCTTGCGATCCTCGCCCCGCTTTACCCCGTCGGCAATGTCGCGCGCCGTGTTGAAAGCCGAGCGGCACGCAGCCTCGGTACTCAGTTCGCCAACATGAAATTGGCCATGGTGGTTGACCAGATGTGGCAGCCGCAACGCCATCTCTTTGTAGAGAACGCCGCGTTTCCATTTGCCGTTCTTCCACATCGGGTCCAGGACGCGGTGCACGTCCTGTCGGAGCCGGGCGATGGCCGATGTTGGGATGGTGCCGAGCGGCGTACCTTCCTTTTTATGCGACCCGACATAGTTTCCGCAGGCCGGACACTGCCAGAACGACAGGTCATGGAGGAAATGTTTATGCGGGAATATCTCTTTCCCGCTGGTGCGAAGTGCTTCCACGTCCTCTCGGCAGTAGCAGCACCAGATGGTGTAGGTGATGTCAGCCAATGTTTTCTCTCCTTTCGTCTGGCGACGGCGGGCGGCTCGGCTTACCCGCCCGCCGTCTGGTTCAGTTCAGCAACGTGATCGCCCCCATTACAACGGCGAATGACAGTCCAATGGTCATCAACACGTTCATGTCGCGGACCGCTTTGTTGCGCTCGCGCTGGACGACGTCCGGCACGGGCGGGAGACCGGCCCGCTCCCTGAGTTGACGACGCAGCCTGTGGTTCGGCCAACCTTCCGTCTCGGCAAGGTCCACCAGGACCGCTGCGTCCACAGGAAGCGGCTTGTCGCCGAACCACTCGCGCATCTCAGCCCGGCTTATGGCTGCATGCTCGTCATACGGATCGTTGACACTCACAAGTTTGGACTGGTCAAAACCTGCATGATAATAGACACCACCAACACGGTGAGTATCGCTACGGCGTACGTCTTCCAATTTGACCCTCCCTTTCTGGCGTGTTTCGGTTCGGGCATTTGTTCTCTCCTTTCGTTGAACAACGGGATGGTGGCGTTTAACTGTTAATCAGTTCTTACGATCTCGCCCGGAAAAGCGTTTCCTTTGTCACTTTGCGGACAACCAGCAATGTGCGCTCCGGCTCCGGCCCGCGCCGAGTATCATTGAACCAGTCCACTGTCGCTTTCGCACGGTCTACGGCAGGGAGGCTGCTGATATCCGGAGCGCTTTTGAAATTAAGGTAGTCCGGCACCGGCTCAGTTATAGTTGTCGGCGGATGATATTCATCGCCCGCGATCTCAACTTCCATTTCGTAAGACGTTTCAATCTTGGCCATGTTTCTCTCCTATGGATCGTTGGCGGCGCCACTGCCATCGTGAAAATCGCGTTCGTGCCTGCGGATGAAGTCGAGCATCTCGTTGCGCGCTGCCGGCCACAGCCCCGCTTTCTTGTCGTGGTCCTCGCCCTCCCTGATCCACTTGTTGATCGGGTCGGCCAGGGTGGCGGCGAAGTTGGCCACGGTCAGGAAGGACAGGAACACCACGATCGCAATCACCGCCCACTCCATCCGGTGTTGGACCGCTACCATCACAAGTGGGATTGCTACCGCGAGCATGAACAAGGCGAGGATGGTGAAGATCGTCAGCCCGCGTTTCATCTGGAGTTTCATCGGCCGAACCCATCCTCTATCGTGTAAAGATTGACGCGCCCGCAGTTGATTGGCGCCACCCGCATGGCGTCGTTCATGCGTTCGGTGGATATGCTGAGTGCGTCGTCGGTCAACTCCAACACGAACGTGCCGCTTGGCGTCCGCACAGTGATGCGTTGAACATCGTTTTGCCCGTCACCCATCCGGGCGTTCAGCACTTTGTTCATCCGGCCCAGTTGTTTGATGTCGATCATCGCAGCATCCTCAGTATCTCGTCGATTTTCTGTTCGACCGGCGCGCCAGGACCGTAGTGCTCCCAGATGATTTGACGCAGTTCCATCAGGTCATCATAGAGCGGACCGTACAGTTCATGGATCATCGTCCGGACCGCCCGCTCGTGCAGCTTGGCGTGGATGTTCTCTGTGGCAGCCGCTGCTACCCCCGAGTAAGAGAGGACGGTGCGGAACTCAGCACGGTAGGTGACATCGGTATGCAAGGTTGCATCTCCCGGCGCGGAAGGGGTCACCTCACGCGACAGTGTGATGTGCCGCGATGGCATGACGCGCTGGCGCTCGGCGCCGGGCAGTTCGCGCACCGCTTTCATGAATGGAAGTTCTCGTGTCACTGTTTCACGGCCTCCGCCCCTGCCGTCCGCCCCGCCTCGATAGCGTTGGCGAACCAGCCGATCATCAACCCTTCGTCGATCTCTTTGCCGGGGTCCACGATCAACTGCTGGAATGCTTCGGCCCATTTGCTGGCGTCGGTGCCGACCATTTTCAAAATATCCATGCCTTCACGATAATCAGTCATGCTTCTCTCCTAGTTAAAATTGATCACCACGTTTGCGTCGAGGAACCACAACAACAGAACTATGGTCGCCGCGTTCGTAGTGCCGTGCACGAACCCCATCAAAAAACTGCGCATCATGCTTGTCTCTCCTTTAGACCTGTCATCATCTCGTCTGCGTAGTCAGCCTCCTCGGCCCGACGGGCGAGGATGTTGTCGTCAATGGTGTCGCGCGCCAGGATCAGATGGTTGAACACCTGGGTTTTCTGTCCCGATCGTAATAGCCGGGCGATCACCTGCTCATACTCCTCCCACGACCATGTGTGCCCGAACCAGACCACGGTGTTGCCGCCCTCCTGGAGGTTGAGGCCGTGCCCGGCGCTGGCCGGGTGGATGTAGAGCGTATCCAACTCGCCCGCGTTCCACTTCCGGACGATGAAACTGGAGTGGTTCTCGCCCATGTCGATGCCGGGGCACCGTTTCTTCATGGCGGCCAGTTCGTGCCGGTAGCGGTAGACCACGAGCGTCGGCTGGCCCTGCTGACTGGCGATCACTTCCTCCAACGCGTCCAGCTTGGCGGTGTGGACTTCGATCGTCTTCTGCCCTTCGCCATAGACCAGACCGTTGGCAAGCTGTTGCAGCTTATTGTTCAGCGCCCCGGCGTTGGGGGTCCAGACAATGTCCGATCCGAACTTAGCGATGTATTCACGCCGCAACTCCTCATACATGTCACGGGCAGGCTCCGGCAGATCGACAACGATCTCATTGGTGACCAGCGGTGGAAGCTGCGCGAGATACTCCTCGTCCGTCACGGTGTAAGCAATGCTCGACACCTTTTTCATGATGTTGCGCAGCGCGCCGGCCCTTGGCTGCCAGTCCCAATCGTTGTAGCCCTGGAGTAAATACATGCCCCGAAACACGGTCAGCGTCTTACCCAGCCGCGCGCCGCCGTCGATGCACTTCATCTGAGCGTACAAATCCTTCACACCCTTGGCAGTGAACGTGCCGGTCAGCCCGACGATGGTCTCAAAGTACTTGCGCTTCTTCATGAACGCCTTGAACCGTTTGGCCGACGGATTTTTCATCGCAGTCAGTTCGTCGAACACGATGGTGTCGTAGTCCAGGTCAGTGTTCTCCAGAAACCAAACGAGGTTGTCGTAGTTGACCACGGTCACGTCGGCATCTTTGGCCAGCGCCTTCGTACGCTTGGCCTTGGCGCCGGTGACGACACGGCACGTCAGTTCCGGCGCCCACTTCTCCAACTCGACCGGCCACACCGTCTCGGCCACCCGCAGCGGGGCGACAACCAGCACCCGCATATCCCACTCGTCCATCCACCGGCAGCAGATCGCGGTCTTGCCCGCCCCCATCGGCAGCAGCATCAGGGCGTGGCGGTGCTTGTCCAGGTGCTCGACGCCCCGGGTCTGGTACTTGCGAAGCTGCATCACAGCCCTCCTGTGCGGAGGATTTCGACCACACGAGCACGGCATCCTGACCCAGCTTCGTGCAGTCCGTGCTCAATGGCGGTCCACATCCGCGAGAGCGAAGGCTGCTCACCTGGGGGAAATGCGTCGGTTGCCACCGCATCACCGATGCCTGTCACGACCTTCGCGAACTCAGTACCTTTATTGGTCCGCGAGAATATCGTGACGACCGGATCGTTATACACATGCACACTGCTGTGAAAGAACGGGCGACGCATGGTGTAGAGCGACCCGGATTGCAAGTGATACACGTGCCGTTTAGTCAGCTTGCATGTCTCAATTGTCCCCATGTCCGGCGCGCGTGACGTGCCCGATGGTCCGCCAAGACTGACGACCGATGCGTTGTGCTCCTCCCGAGGTGCGTCGGTGTCCACATCGTACGTTGTGTGTTGGAGCGTGCCGTTGTAGACGGTCGATTGCAGATCGTATTGGTGGTTGTGGATCGATGCGTTGTGGTTATCCAGCGGTGGTAGGTCACGGTGCCAGACATGAAGCTGGGTGTCCGGCGCCAGATACACTTGTGTGAACCCGTTGCCGTGGAACCTCGGGTTGGCTTGCTTCATCAGCAGATCGATAACGTACATCAGTGATGTCCTTCCGCACGCTGGCGGCGCTGCTTGTCCATCTGCCGAGCGCTGGCGTAGGGGTAGTCCCTGCCGGTCCGCTGATGGAACGCCCGCTTGATCGCCAGCGGCTTGCCGTCGGCTGTGCGAATGTAGTCGTAGGGGTCGCGGCCCATCACTGTATTTTTCCAGCCGGGCGTACCGGGCTGGTCCGCGAGACGCGGGAACAGATCGGTCAGGCTGGCCAGTCCTGCCATCGTGGCGGCTATCGATCCTCTGATACCTGTGCGCATGTCTTCTCTCCTTTCAAATATCTATCATTGCAACAGTGTCGTGCATGACTTCTCGTCCCGCTTCGGTCAGTTCGTAATAGATGCGGGGGCGTCCTTTACGGCGTTCGCGCGGGCGCTCACTCTGTACAACGAGACGTTGACTTTCCAGCCGGTACAAAGCCGTGAACACTTGCGCGTCTGAGACAGCAAGGTGTTCAGCAATGAGCGATCCGCAAGCGATATCCGGCCTGTTGTCGATAGTCTGCATGATCGCAAGCTGTCTCATACCAAGCATGTCTTCTCTCCTCCTTTCTGCTCAAGACAATTGATAAAGACGGACGGCCTGACAACTGTCAGGGGTGTTCGGCAGGCCAGGGCTGCTGCGTCTTCATCCCTGGGTGACCGCACGCCACTGTGAGAGACCTCGAAACCAACTTAGAGCGCCCTCAATTCTGGCTCGTACTCCAAATCCTCTCGGCACCAACTAGTCACTTCGATCCGTCCGCCCATATCAACTGTCCAACAACTTCTTAAATTCCACGACGCTGTCGATAACGACCGCATCGAACCCGTAACTGCGAACCTTTTTCGCAATGAAACTCTGCAAATTGCGAGGCTTTTTGCCTCGCGCCTTGAACTCAATGAACGTGATGCGATGCGGCCGGAACAGGATGCGATCCATCACGCCCCGGTGCCCTGGGCTCGACCACTTCGGCAGCCAAAAGCCATGTTCCTCGGCCAGCTTCACACACTTGCGTTCGAGATCACTTTCCTCGGGCATCTACACCTTCTCGGGATCGAACTCGTCTGGCCAGCCGCAGTTCGGGCAGATTTCTGGCGGTTCAAGATCATCATCCGCCAAATGCTCACCGCAAATCGGGCACCACAGACCTTGCTCGTTCATCTCCCAACCATGTCCGGCGACGGTCATTGTTTCCGGCACTCCCATGTGAAATCGGCAACGAACGTGTCGTGATCGGCGGCCACCATGTCGACCATCGTCAGCATCATAATCACTTGGTCATGACACGCTGCTTCAGTCGCCGGCCATTGGTCGGGGTCCATCTCCTCGACCTCATAGAACATGCCGTTGGCGAACATGACGATAATCATAGCTTTGAACATCAGCCGTCCCCCATCTCCGACAATAGTTTACGGCTGGCCAACTGGTTGATGGTAATGAAATCCTCAGTGTTGAGGACATTCACACCCTCGTTACGATAGATGTGGTTGGCGATTGCCTCGACCGCGCGGGCCAGCACTATGATGTGGTCAGTGTGATCTTCAATCATGTTTTCTCTCCTGGGTTGATCTCAATCTTAGCGAGTTGCTTCTCCCTGTCGTGGATCGTCTTCTCAAGGTCAGCGATCTCACGCTTGCGGGCGATGGCGTCCAGGTCTTCCATCTCTTTGGGCGTAAGCCCAGCGCCACGGCGGCGAACGAGGAGTTCGACAGGGACACCGGTGAGGTGATGCACTGTTTCGATGTGATGCGTGGGCAAGTACAGTGCCTTGTCCAGCATCTTTGTGATGGCGGGCGGGGTCAGTTCAAGTTCCTCCGCAAGCAGCGCCCGCCGCCCAATCTTGCTATCCGCCCACCTGATCAATGCATCCATTGGTTCACCTCGTTCAACAACAGTTCACTTGGTTAACTCAGACGACACATCAGTGTCAAGCGGTTCAATGACTTTTGTCTCAGCCCAAGTAACTGTTGCACCGCGAAACAGATCATGTCTGCAATCAAACATGACTGTTATTTTAGGCGACACCTGCATATTGAGTTTGGCACAGATTTCTTCCATGATAATCCGCCCCACGTCTTCCGAACTCAATTCCACTTTATGGGTGGTATTCACTTTTTGAGTGATTTTTGCTTTGATGTCGACCATTTGATTTACCTCCGAAAATTTTTTCAGGATTTGGCGAATTTAAAAAGTGCTATTCATGCAGTCCTAGCGCTTCAAAATCCGCTATAAATTCCTCGACCCGTGCTTCGACCTTTTCCAGCTTGTCGGCTGTGTTGGCCGTATACGAGTATGACCCTTGCAAAGCGACCAAGGCGCGCAGTTCGCCTTTAGCCCGCTCCCACTGTTGTGCTTTCAGGGCCTCGGGGATCATTAGATACTCTGCCATCATGCGCTCCAGTGCAGCCAAAACTGCTTCGGATTGTCCCGCGACAGCACCCACTCGCACATCGCCATCGTGATTTTCAGCGAATTGACGTAGTGCTTGTAGCCGTCCTCAGTACCGCGACAGACAAGGTAGGTAGCAGGCATGTGGCCGCCGAAACCGAAGCTGTTCACGCCCTGGACGATGGCGACCACTTCCATCGGCTCTTTCATGAAAAACGTGCCGCCGCGCCCGGAATAGCTGTCGAACATCCCTTTGTTGTCCGGGTCGTGGTAGCGCTTGTACTCCTGGCGGTAGATTTCCAGCGCGTCATTCTTGGACGAGCACCGTTTGGCGATCTTGGCCGGGTCTTCGAACATGTTCGGGGTCTCTTCGGTCACGACCGTGAACCCGCCCATCTCCTCGAACCGCTCGGCGAAAAGATGTAGCAACTTCGCCGCCCGCTCCCTGGACGCCTCCCAATCAGGCTGGAATCGGTACGCGTCATCGTCGGTCTTCGCGAAGATGTAATAGAACCCCCGATGGCCAGTGACGTTCTCCATGACCGCGTTCAGCCCGGCTTCATTGTAGGACGAGCGCAGATAGGCCAGATCGCTGATGTGGTCAGGGTCATCCTCGAACACCGGCACTTCCGGGGTCTGGCGGATGCTGTCCGGCAGTTTGCCCCACTCGCCCAACCCCATCTCCTTGGCGATGGCCTTGGTCTCGGCGCTGCACTCGTCCTTTTGCGCCTCGGTCATGTCTTTGTAACTGACATCATCGCCGAACTTCGCCCACACTTCGCTTGAACGGCGGTCATACTCCTCTTCAAGACGATCGGCCTCGGCCTTGTCGAAATATTGATACAGATAGATGTCCAATCCCATGGTTCTCTCCTTCGATCCGCTCGTGAGCCGGCCACCACCGCGCGAGCGGTTGCACGCGGCCCGGTAATCGATTATGTGAGGGAGACAAGTCGTCTCCTCGACTTATTCGGAAGGCGGGGAACCCTCGTCAGCCTGGGTGGTCCCCGTCTTCCACTTCGTCTGTGACGTTGTCCGCCATCTCGTTGATCAACGTCAGCGCGTCATCCAGACGCTCCTCAATCCATCTGATCTGCTCTGCGGTCGCAACATCGTCGTTCACCCACACCTGTGCACGATTGTTGGCGAACACTTTCACACTGACGATCAGCTTATGCTCGTCATTGTCGGTCATCTCGTGCACTCGTGCGCGCAGTGACCGGGCGGAATTGTCTAAATCTTCCGCCAAATCCCACATGTTCTCCGGCGTTGGTTCGATTTCGTCATGGCTGAATGAGCAGGAGCGGTCTTGATCGGGCGTATTGTAGCGGTTGATTTGCACTGAGTACGAGAATGCTGGCGCTGTGCGCATCAGCCGTTCTTTGTCTAGGTCGATAGGGTCAGACACGATGCCGCTCCAGGGCTTCGCGGAACACATCGCCCATCGCGTTGCGAATGCTCTTGGCGGCTTTTCTGTAACCGGCCTCGAACCCCCGCGAATACCCTGCCGTGTCCTTCGGAAAATTTGCAGGCAAAGGGTCTGGCAATGGCGGCCCGTACCCGCGCTCCTCCATGTGCTCACACAGCGTGAACAATTCGGTGCGCAGCATTTCGATCTCAATCACCGTAGTAGTGGTCATTCAACCCTCCATATCGAGCCGCACGATGTGATACTCTCCCGGCGTGTCTTCGATGATCTGCTGTGTGATGGTGAATATTTCATCGTTGAACTCGACCTTGCTGCCGACCGCCGGGATGAACCCCCACTGCCGGTACGCGTACAGCACCCCGTCAACGTAAAATCTCAGCCCGAATTGCGGTGGTTTCAGTTCTCCCACGGACATGCTTCTCTCCTTTCAAAATCCAAAAATGACACAGATCAAATTCGCGCGATGGAACGGGTAGCCTGCCAACATCAGCGTGGCGACGACAATCCCGCTCAACACCACTATGAATGCGGCCGCGTCACGGAACGTAGTAGTCCCTGTCGGTGCCCTGCACTTCCGCATTGATGCTGACAAGAACCTCCGGCCCAAGTTCGTCACCATCGGGCACCTTCTCGGCTTCGACCTCGGCAATGAAATGCTGAACACCCAGCCGCGCGGCCTGCATCGCGTCCTGCGGATTTTTCAGGTGCACGTTGGCGTAATGCAACAGATTGCAAATCATATCGCCGACCTGGGCTTCTATTTCATCATATTCGAGCCCTTGATCCTTGATAAAGGCGTCCAGGGCATCGTGCACGCTGTTGGCACGTTCAAAGTTCGTCCGCATTTTTCTCTCCTCTCAGCGTTTCGCGGAACTTGTCGGCCAGCTTGGGGTAAATCTCGCACATCCGATCCAGATAAGCGTCGGAACACTCACGTCCCCGCCCCTGAATGAACAGATCAACATCGGCCTTCCACTCCTCGGGGATATCAAACACCCAATTGGCGTATGTGTTATCGAAGTCGTCGTCATAATCGAACAGAAAGCCCGGCAATGACTTGATCCACTCGTTCTCCGCTTCATAGGCTTCCCGGTTGCCGCCGCCGGTCCGCGTGTAGATGATCATCTTGTCTTCAGTCTTCGGGCGTTCCGGGTCACCGTAAAAACAGTCGCGGAACCTGGGGAATTCGTCAGGGTGGTGCCCCAGCGCTGGCAAGAGTGTGAATGTGCTCGGATTAACTCCGGCAACCATATGATAGAGGCTCATTTTTTCTCTCCTTCCGTTACGGCCCAGCGGGCCTTCGTCACCTTGTCGGGCACGTTCTGACACATGCAGTATTCATCACTCCCCCGGCAGCCGCAGCGGGCAGCTTGCTCGCGCATCTCGGCCCGGGTCAGCCCTTGCGTCATGTCATCGGGTGAACAGGGCAGCCGGGGCTTATCAGCACCGCGCCGCATGTGCACCGGGGGTCTCGCACCGGCGGCGGGTTGAACATGCGGTTCACCTCAGCCACCGTTTTCTCAAGGTCGTACTGGTCCGGCACCTCGACCATAATCCCGTAGTCGGTCTGGTATGATCGCAGCCCCGTGAGGCGTTGCAGCATCTCGGCGGACACACCGTGCGCACCGTTAACCAAATATTTTCCAGGTCTCACGGGTCCAACTCCTTCCGACACATCGCTTCGTCAGCCACCCGCCGCGCCCAATCACACACGCCCCAGTCACGCATCTGCTGCCAGTGGGCGCGATCAGCCTTAGCCTGCGCGGCCCTCCCGGCCTTAACGCCCTTGGTGAAGGCGTCCAAATCAGCAGTGAGCGTGCCTACCCAGAAGGCGAAGACAACAATGACGCACAGCCCCGCTGTCACGCCCAACACTTCCCAATGTGATCTCCTCATGCCTTCGCCTCCTCGGCAACGTCGGCCATCAGCCGCTTGGCCACGACAAGCGGGCGCAACGCCTTCCACTGCCCGCGCATCACCCCGGCGCACATGAATTCGATGGTGTTCAGCTTGGCCTCGGCGGTCTCCCCGACCATGGCCATAATTTTGGCGATGTCCTCAATCCCGATCTTGCCTTCGTCGGCCTCCTCCCACGCGAACCGCTCGCACGTGACCCCGTTGTAGGACTGGTTGCCCGCCAGATAGTCATCACCGGCACTGTTCCATGCATAGACGTCCAGTCCACGCTCCGCGAGGCGGTTGAACGCGCCCAGCTTGGCGTAGTTGATCTCCTCAAAGAAGAAACTCGGGTTTTTGCCGGTCAATCCGCAGTCGAGGATATAGCGTCGGATCGATTGCGGCTCGAACAGATCATTGATCTGGGCGCCGTCGTCCTGGAGCGCTTCGATCACCGCGCGAAGGGCACGCTCGCCCCGGATGGACCCGCCGAATTCGAGCATCATATGACAGCGGTCACCCATCGATCGCCTCCGTTCGCTCTTTCGGTATCCACGACCAAACCAGCGTTTGCACGTAAGCGCCATCTTTGTAGCGGTCCACATCAGCGCCGAACGGCACATTGAGCCCTTCGGCCATAGCGGCTGCACGGTACTGGTTTTCGGTCGGTTTCTCGTCGGTCATGTTTCTCTCCTTCCTATTAGTCAGCCGGCCCGCCGGGCTGATATGCCCAGTGCGTGACCTTCGGCATGTCGAACGCAAACAGGTGTCCGATAGTGAAAAATTTGCCGCCCCTCATCCGGCCTGAATGAATGTACGAGCCAAGGCTTTTCTCGGCCAGCCACACCAGCACACAGTCACCATCCTCAATACGTTCAAGCCTGGGGTCGTCAGCCGCGTACCAATGCAACATCAGCCCGCTTCCTTCTCAATCTCGTACCGGAACGCCACACGCGCCCACACGTTCTGACGACCGTCAGCGGTGGTGACCATGATCCGCCAGCCTGCCGGGTCCGCCGGGCGGCCTGGACGGCTGTCTTGAAAACCGAAACCCTGTTCGGCTCTGACATAGCCGGGTGGGTACTGCGTAACCGACAGCGTGACCTCCTGGACGATCATGTCGTAGGCGCCCGGGTCCATCGGATCGCCTTTGAAAAGGGTGTATTTCATTGGCCGGTCTCCCTTTTCAGCTTGGACGACGCCGTCTCCAAGGTGACGACGAGTTCCTGAAAACGTTCCCGCTCGCCTTTCGGCCAATCGACCGACCAGATGGTGTTGATCAGCAGGCGGATATCGTCTTGGGTCAGCGATACTTCGGTTGTCGGCTCCATGTTTCTCTCCTTGCGTTGCCCCGACCGCGCGGGGTAGGGTCCAGGTGTTTGGTGGTCAGTTGGCACTGCTGCCGAAGCGTTGAGTACCCGAACCGGCCATGCGTGCCGCCGCTCGCGTGGCCGGTTCTCTATTTGTCGGCCTCCTCAGCTTCGGCTTTGCGTCTCCAGGACACTGCCTCATCGCGCAAACACGATGCAGCCACCGTTGCAAGCTCGTAAGCCTTTACCGGGTCTCCCTCGTACTCGCTGTGGCCTTGTCGGAACAGGCCGCGAGCAATCAACCCGATACCGTGCTCGACCATCTCGTAACCGGTCATATTGCGGTAAGGATCGCTGTCGTCGATATCCAGCGGGCCGCTCAAATGGTTGTCCTGTGACATCTCAGCGCCTCGCGCACACGAACGGCGTGCCGTCCTTGGTCCGGCCCGAGACGTGCCCGGTCGCGGTCTTGCCGACCGCATACCAACCGCCTTTGCCGTAAGGCCGCAGATGGATGTACGCCTTGTCCCCGCCAGTGTAGCGGTACGCCTTCAGTTTGGCGGCGCTGCATTGCCACGCGCCAGCCATAGCGGCTGTTGAGGCGGTGAAAACGAAAGCGGCGGTCAGACCGGCCAGCAATGCGAGATTAAGGGCCTCACTGGCCCCGCGTGCAAATTTCATGATCTATCCTCCATCAGTGGTGTCGAGAATGGCGCGGACAATCTCGCCCGCGCGCAGTAGCGAGTGCTTCACGGCCTGCTTGGGTGATCCGATACAAACGGTATCGAATACGTCCAGCGCTGCGGTCAGCGCCGTGTACGCTTTCGCTTTGCAACATGTCATCAACCAGCCCATCGCAAACTAATCGGGACATAATCGCGGACGTGCTCCGGGGATTTGCACTGAGAGGCCACCCGTTAGCTGGAGTAGCAGAACACCATTTCCCATCCGCGCGGGCAGCGGCCCATTGCAACGCCAAAACCTGATTTTTGGTCATTAGCTGGGCTCTTCCTTCACCAGCCGATACTCGGTGGGGCAGACAAGCTCCCCGCCCGGAGACGGGAAAAATTTATCCGGCGTAAAAACACTGGTGAAAAAATCGGGGTTCGGGTGCACGCGACCTTTCTCGTCCACATAACCGCGCGTAGCGAGTACCGGCTTTTCCATCAGATCGTTGCGAACTTCTACAATCGTCTGCCAGGGGCAATCTTTGATGGGCATCCAAATGTCTGTCATGGCTCAATACTCGCTCGCGGCTGCCTGGAGCCGCTCGAAATCGTCATTGCCCAGGGCGTTGCGCAACTTCAGAGCGTGGTCGAGGCACTGATTATAGATCGTCTCGGCCTTGCGGCTGTCGGTGTCGAAACCGCAATTCTCGGCCCAATCCTCGAACCCGGCATAGCCAACCGCGTCGGCGTCCATCACCAGAGAGTGGATGACACCCAAAGCCTTGGGCTGGATAACGCCTTTCCAGGTCTTGAACAGATTGCTGCCCCGCGGGATGAGTGAAATATTGCTGCGCCCGGTCTCACAAATCCGCTGAAGCGCCTTGAAGTTGTCCATTGACCAGCGGTCCGGCCATTGCGCGGCCTTGCGGCGTGGAATGTGGCCATGCCCGGCTTGGTAGTCGGTGGTCAAGATCACACGCCCGTGGTCAGTGCCCACCTTGCCAATCAGCGATACCCACCAGTTGAGGCAATAATCGCGCGGTGTCGGGTCGGCCTTAGCGTTGCGGCTGTCCGACCACGCGACGAATACCGCGCTGATCGTCAAGCCCAGATCGGCGACCACGCTCTCAAGTGTTTGTGTGTTGTCGTCCATGTGTTTTCCCTCCATAGTCTGGATGCTGCTTCACGGCGGATAGACGGCCCCCGCGTTTCAGTTCGCCGACTTTGCGCGGGGGTCGTCGGTTTTAGCCGCCGTACGCGAATGCGTGAGCGGCTGCCTTGTCCTCCTTCCAACCCTTACATGCCCGGCTGGACACCCAATAGTGCCCGGACCGATCGGCCAGGACGTATTCAGACAGCGCGGCGCGGGCTTCCTTGCGGGTCTCGAACTCGTCCACCGTCTCACGGTTGTAACGGTCCTTGCGATTGATGTAGACCGGCATCAGCCGCCCTCCCGGTTCTCGTTCTCCAGATAGCCGCCGAACGCACGCCAGTTGAAGGTGTTCGTATCGACGATCACCACGCCGCCGTCGCCATGGCTGACAGCCTCGGCAACCTCGCGAATTTCTGTCCAGGAGCCGGTCTTGAGCGCGGCTTCCAATTCGGCGTCGGTCGCAAACACGCCCAGCGACAGATTGCTTTTCGGATCGTCAGCATGGACGATGCCAGTGAACCGGGCGCATGCGTAGTCCACATCATTGCGCCGGTCGTGCATCAGCTTGGCCAATGTTTTGATGTATGCGGGCACGCCTTCCGCGCCCCAATGCAGATAAACGGTCGGCGAAACTCGCTCGACTGCCGTTTCCAACCCCACTTGTGTAAAAATAACCAGTGCTCTATCGCCCATGATGCTTTCTCTCCTTCTCTGGTCGGTGTAATCGCATGGTGCCCGCCACGTGTCCTAGGAGGGATTGTCTTGGCGTCACGCGGCGGGGGCGATGCGGTTACATGATAACCCCCTTGGTTTGTCGGAAAACTCCTTTCCCATATCCTCTCTACAAAACCAACAGTAAACTGATTTAACTCAAAGTCAATCTATTTTTTCATTTTTCTTCGGCCTCGACCGCGCGGGGGGTTTGGGGTATGGTGGCCTCGGTTTGGACACCGAAATGGTATCGCGCAGACACCCCGACCCCTGCATCACCTTGACCTGATGCGGGGGTTTTGCATATGGTGGCCGTGTTCCTTCCTTCTCGGGTGCTGCAACCGCCCGACGCGTTATGGACTAAAGTGTGATGAGCGAACCCCGCACCGGCTGGACCCCGGTGCGGGGTTTTGCTATGGTGCGCTGGCAAGCGAGTTGCGACACAGCATCCGCTGGTGGATGTGGTAGGTGAGGGATGACACGGCCCTACCAACCGCCCCCGCATAGAGAAACCCCGCACGGATCGATGCGCCGCGCGGGGTTTCTTCGTTGGTGGCGTGGTCAATAAGCTAGGCCGCGAGCCTTGAGAATGTCAGTCAGCCGGTCGAGCATGCGGGCAAATTGGATCAGGTCGTCTGTGCTGGCGCGTTTTATCCACCAAATTGCGCTGCTTTCCTCCGACGTCTCAACGTGATTGCCAAGCATACCGGTGCCGTATCGCAATTCATTAATGATCGTCCAGTCATGATCAGGGCGTTCGTATAGGACAGATGCAAGATCGAACAGCCACATCATGGCGTTGCCCCAGTGATCACCATCGCTGGTTTCGCGGAAACCCTGCTTCAGATCGTCCAGTGTGATCGTTGGGAACTTCATTCGACCGCACTCCCCATGCCATAGGCGAGCGCCACACCGTCGAACGGATCGTCGCGGCCAACGTCGAATGTGAATGTGGTCACGTTACAGGCCAGCACACCGTACGGTGTGGCGTCGTGATACTTACGGAAATTGTCGGTATCGTCGCCGCAAGTGAGGCATGCGAAGCGCTTGTATGTCGCCGCACCCCAGTTCAGAAACCGGGCAAGCGCCACGGTATCGTCCGGTTCCAGACCGCTATAGTCGCCATTGATCAGAGCGCTGGCCCAATGGATTGGCAGGTCAAACGTTTCGGTTTTGATGGTCATCAGCTTGCCTCCCTGTCCGCGTCGGCTGCCGCTTGCGCTTCCTGTACCTGATACTCGCGTTCCCGTTCCGCGTCGATTTCAGCGATGGAATGCGCGGCCATGGCGGCATCCTTGGCGCTGTCATAGATCATCGCGTCCAGACTGGCGCACATACCTTCGCCCATGGTCCAGCCTGCCAGAAAGCCGCGTGAGCGTGGCCACCGGGCCATGATCGGTTGCAGGGTGTCATCCTGCCATTCGTTGGTGTAGTAACCGTCGATATCGATTTCGCGGTAGTAGGACGGCAGGCTGTTGTTTGCTTCCTCCAGCCGGAGACGGAACGTCGACCCGGCCAAGTCCGGCCATAGGCCATTGCTGGACTGATAGAAGCCCCGGCCATTGGTCGGCGCTTGTGTCGGGGTCCATCGGTACGGGCCAACATGTTTGCGCATTGCGGCGCGTTCTGCCAATTTCCGTAAGTATCACGACGCCACACCGTACGGTGTGCTGGCCTGTAACGTGACCACATTCACATTCGACGTTGGCCGCGACGATC